CGCTAAGGACAGCGCGCCCTGGAATCAGAAATCCTACCATGCGAATTGTGACCATGGTGAGGATTATGATTGTTTTTATACTGACTTAATGTCGTCCTTGAGCTCTAACGAGCGAACGACGCCCAGCCCTTAATGGGGCTTGGTTGGACTACTACCCTCTAAACGGAGTTAGAAAGACTCGTCCTGGCTTATATAGCCAGGGATTTGCGCGGGCAGCCGTGCCCGCAACAGCTATTTGTAGTAATAACATAGGTTGTGATACAGACAGAGAATTCGGCGAGCGAATTCAAGGTCTCACAGTCTAAATTCTTGGTCTCGAACATGTTCTACCAGGGGTCGGACCCGCATGTTTTGTCACCTTAAGTGGTGGACTTCCATTATGCTATGTTCTAGTAGAGTGAACGCATAATTGAAGCGCAGTCCGAAAGCCAAATAATTCTTGATATAGAATTTTGTTATTATTTTCGTTCGTTATTTGTTTGTGTATCTCGTTTCATTTATTCATTTAATAATAAGATAAAAATTTACATATTTTCATTACATTTTGTATTTTCCCATTATATATTAGCAAGATGTTCACAATTTCTTCGCACGTTCACCTGGTGGGGACCGGGTGTGACATGTGGGTCAGCACATGACATACGGTTCAAAATTGGTATAAAGCCCAATTTGCCGTATTGATGGTGGACTCAGCATGCAACCTCTCCCTGGAGATTGTGATAATTCTATAGTGCATGGATTTTTGAAGGAGGTATCTGGCCACATTTTGGACAGAGAAGACGCCGGTAAGGGGGGATGAACGTATTTTTATACGTGGCACCCTACGCTGATTGTGTATGATGATTTAACTGTTGTCGTTAGTTTATAGACGTGTGTGATAGACGTATTAAGCTAACTAAGGACTTCTGATAACACGATTGGTGGACTTCTTTTGTTTGTGAAAAGTACTCGCCTTGTGAGTAGATGGGCACTCACTTGGAATAAAACTTTTCCGCTATGCCAGTAGCGGTTTACAGTAGTATGAGCCCACTACCCCGTGAGGGGAGTCTACAATATCGAGATTCGTGTAAAGCGAGTCGCCCTTCAAAGTATATCTTTGGAGCCCCCACGTTTCCCCAAACGTAGTGTCAACTTCACAGCACTTAAGCAAGAGTGATTTTATTTAAAGAGCCCTAATGATTTTTCCCCAAAAATATTTTAAGTGTATTGACATGAGTGATGTATTTGACAACCACGATATTGTGTTGGATGATTTATCCATCGATTCGTGTGATTCTGGAGTGACAACTGATGACCAGTCCTCACAAGTCAGTAATGAGGACAGTGTTAGTACTATTGACACTATTTGGTTGCGATCAGTAATAATTTCGGATCACAATTATTTTAGAACGGATGAATCGTTGGATGGTTTCGTCAAGCCGATGCGGTCACTTAAATTTGATAGTGATTGCGTATGGCGTGAAGGAGACGAAGGTTATGATATGGATTTGGACTTGGAAGACATGGGAACGGACTTTTCGGAGTTCGTGCAAACGACTATTACGCAATGTGCACAGCATGATATGATCCTTGAAGATAAAGTTGATCATACTGCTGAATTTTGTGAGAATTTCCCCCGATTACTTCGGGGGTATAGTTTTCCATTGCATGATAAGATTTGTACCTGTGGCACTATTGATAGATGTGTGCACATTACCAAGTTCAAGGAAGGAATAGCGCGAATGGTGAGCGCTGAACCACGTCGTGTAGAGCGTGAAGACTCCCGGTCTGATGATGTTTCTGAGTTCAATGAGAAACAATATCGACGAGGTGCGTGGAGGCACCGTCGTAGACAAGTCAGGCCGAAGCGTGTTAAAGGCAAAATACGCGCGAGGCCCATGGCAGGTGAACAAGTTGAATTGCCCAAGGATTTGGACTTAATATCTTTGGCAGTTAAACTATTTGCCGCTTGGAAATCTAAGAGTTTCTTTATAATCTTGATTTTCATAATAGATGGTATTCGTGACCATGTTTCACCTGAGCACGCAGATTGGTTGAGGAATTGGGTTGACGAATGGAAGTTGAAGATGAGTACGTTAACGTTGGAAGATGTCGTGCTGTATGCCGAGAAAGCCGTCAGTAATTGGAAAAATTTTGCTAGTGGCGATTTGTTTAAAATAGTTGGCGAACTGTTTACTTTAGTTTGTATTCTATTTATGTCGCCCAAAGAGTTTATTCCCAGTGTGAAGGCCAAGTATGTTGATTTCTTGGCTTTTATTGATTCATCACGGATCAATAGCACTGACGTTATCTCTTGGGCTATCAAAACATTTGCAGCTGTGAGCGCCTCCCTGAAGAAATTTGCGGAGACGGGTGACATTGTGCAAGCTTTTTGCGCCGTCACCCCTTTCCAAGAAGCGACTACCATTTTTGATAATTGTCTGGATTACTACAACAAGCTGAATCTAGGTTTAGCAGATCGTTCTTTGGATTACAATGTAGTTTTTCCGGAAAATATATCGAAGTTGGAATTGTTGGCGTCAAAGATGTGCGTGGCTGACAATAGGAGGACACTATCGTTCATTTCTCGTTTGAAGGCTTGGCAAAGCGATGTAAATATCGCTGATCATGCGAAATCTGCGCGTATACAACCGTTTGCAATAACCCTGACAGGTGCTACGGGTAGTGGAAAGTCAGGTTTGACGCAATCGTTGATGCCATTTTTGTTGAAAGCGAATGGCTTCGCGCATCAGGATCGGAACATGGCTACACCACGCATGGAAAGCAAGTTTTGGGATGGAGTTTCCAATGACACTTACGGTATGATTTGGGATGACCCCGATTTCATAAAACCAGAATATACGCAGGAAGTTGCGTATGTTAGCAAAATTGGTGGAGTGTTGAATAATGCCCAGTATTTGTATGAAATGGCATCCTTGGACAACAAGGGTAAGACGGTTTGCAATGTCAAAGTTGCTATATTGTCTTCCAATTCAACGGAGTTTGGTGTTAATGATATCGCTAATGAACCCGGTGCTATTCTGCGTCGGTTCATGTACCATTGCGATGTTAAGGTGCGACCTGAATTTTGTAAGGTAGCACCAGACGGCACCACTTCTACTGTTTTGGACGCTAGCAAAGTCAATGCGCGTTTTGGTGATGATGATTTCCCGGATGTTTTTGATATTTCGGTTTACGAGGTTGTTGTTGTCGACCGTGGTGGTGTCAAACGCAAGATGGATTTGTCAGATTTATTGGTGACACATCAGATGGATAGGTATTGTTTTGTCTATACTGAATATTGTGGCAAGTCAATGAACAAAGTTGGAATTTCCACATTCCTCTCGTTCTTACGTGACAAGTCGCAAATTTGGTTTGATGATCAGAACAAGATTCTCGAACGCCGAAGGAGATCCGTCTGTGAGTTGTGCGACGAATGTAGTTTGCCAAAGAACAAGTGCAATTGCCACGTCTTATCAAAGAATTCTGATGGTGGGAGTTTGAGTGATTGCATTATTCCGCCGACAGTTGAAGATGATGACGAATCGAGTGATGATTCCGATGATGGAGGCGTGATTCCCGAGGATGATGAAATGCCGATGGTTGATAAAGTTCCTGCGAAGCCGAAAGACAACGTCTTCGTCGCTGTGACACCTCAATATCGTTTTGGAAAGGTACCTGGTGATTTGAAACCTGGTCCCAATCCGTGTGTTGCTTGTAAGAAAGGTTGTTCTGCCGATTCATTATGGGGTTTCAAGGATGCAAAAAGGAAGTCTGCGGGTATATGCAAGCCTTGCTTGGCTTTCACGCGCTTGACTTGTAAGCGATGTCGTAAGGCAACTGATGCTGATGTTGGAATGAGACGCAAAAGTAAGCGTATCATAGAAGTTTCGGATTTTTGTAAAAACTGCTACCGACCTACAGCTTTTAACCCCATGTCAAGTAGTGAACCTTTGATAGATTCATTTTCTAGGAGTGTACATGATGTTATTGACCACGAAATGCAAGTAAGACGAATTGAAGACAATTTGAACAAGTGTTTTCGAGGAGTTGTCGAAGAGTATGTCAATAAAGGCACCGTAACGGGAATTCAGATGTTCAAGCAATTGGATTCCTTTTTCTTAGGTGAATGTGCGTATTTTTTGGAGGAACTGGTCGATGAGGCATTGCATTATGTTTCTATCAAGGGTCTTTTGACGTGGCAGTACTGGTTGCCCGATGATTTTGTCAAGCCGAAAAAAGGTGCTTTACCAATAGGCGCCTATTTGCATTCGAGATCTTCAAGCGCTAAGTGGATTCATTATTTGGATGCAGGCGTTACAGCGTGTGCTATAACGGGTGGTGCTATTATATCTGTGTTTAATCCAATAGTCGGTTCTGCCGTCTTGTTGTTGACTGCCGGGTTGTTGTGCGCCACCGAAGGACATCTAGTTTCGAAACCACTGTTTGCGATGGCAGAAAGCATGCCAGAGGAAGTTGGAAAATTTGCCACTCTTTGGCGAAGTGCCAATACAAAAAAGGGCCGAAAGAAAGCTCGATACATTGCGCTGGATGTATTGGTGGGATTTTTGCTTCACATTCCGTTGATGTTTACTTGGAAATTCTTTCCGCTCATCTTAACGTTCTATGCGGTTTACATGTACTTTTATAGTAAACGCAATAGAGCTTTTGTGATTGGAACCCGATTGAATTCGTTGTATGAAAAATTGCGCGAACCGAGTCCATTTGATGAGATGCGAAACAATGTGTTGCCTACTTTGTACATGGGCGCTGGTTTGGTCCGAGTTTTGACGTTAGTTGGTGATGTTGTTTGTTCAGTGCGCCTCAATTTTGGCATACGACCCATGGGAAACGACATGTCGATAGTTGATTATGCAAGCTTAAGTTCGATGTCCAAATATTGGTACAAAAAAGCTTGGCATGATGTCAACATCGATCCGTTGCCCGTGAGCAAAAAGTGTTCCCCTGTGGAGGCTATCAACCGGTGTACTAAAAACTTGTTACGTGTTTTCAACGAGGACAAGAAGACTGGTTGCTGCGCCGTAGCGTTGGGTAGCAAGCTGATATTGATTCCGGGACACATAATAAGCGATGACTATGCGAAATATACCTTTCTGCGTAAAGAAGATACTTTGGGCGTGTGTGGGAATGCACGCTTTACTGTTAAATTTCGCAAGAAGGATGCCAAACGCGTTGCTCCTGATTTATATTTGGTTGAGCACCCCACCTTTGGCGATTTCTTGTCGCTTAGTTCGTTGTTTTTGGACAAATTGGATCGTATACCAACTACAGGAGTCGTGGTTGTCCGTGAAGTTACGGGAACCATTACGACTTCTAACGTTGACGCTATCGCTAGGCAGCTTGTGTCGAATGCAGCACCAGATTTGGGCAGTGTTGCCAAATGGGATGGTATTTCGTTCCAATCCGACGCTGTGCGCGACGGCTTTTGTATGGGCTTGATAATATCTATAGAGAACCCTAGCGCGATTTTGGGTTTCGCCTTGGGGGGCACATCCACGAAATTGGGTGTTGCCACCTTGCATACGAAAGATGATGTGACGAGATTTGCTCAAGTGTTCAATGACAACCCATCAGTGATTGCCACTCCTCATTCTGGAACGTTCCCCCAACAAATGTATAACGTTAATTGTGTCATACAAGGTGTGCATGCGAATAGCATCGCGGCACACTTAGGTACTGGACACTTTATGTTGTTGGGTAGTACAGGTTCTATTGAACGTGATGACCATGATATCGTTGCTACTCCGTTAGCTGATGGAGTTTGTGACCTCATGACCAACAAGAAGTGGGGACCACCACCTTTGGAAGGCAATTACAGTTTGCGAGGTCGTAAGGAGAAATGGTTACATACCATTGAGGAATATATTTCACCCAAAGAATTTGTTCCTCGTGAACTGCTTGATGAGTGTGTTGAAGACTACAAGCGTGGCATACAACAGCTGATATTGGATGAACCACCTACGCTTAAACGTTGCTTGACTGATGCCGAAGTTGTGCAAGGTATTGATGGTTGTGAATTTATTGGACCAATGGAAGCCAGTACTTCAGTTGGCTTTCCCATTGGCGGACCCAAGAAGAAATTTATGAAATCAGTCGATGATGGGCTTCAACGGCGTAATGAGTTCACCACAGATCAATTCAGACTTCAGAGCCTTAAACTCGAAGACGGATATTTGCGAGGTGAACGAGCATATCCCGTTAGCAAGGCTTTTCCAAAAATAGAACCTACCGATGTGACCAAAGAACGATGTAGATTGGTCTACGGTGCTCCGCTACACTTTCAGTGGACGGTTCGGAAAAAATTGGGAGCGATCATCAAGTACATCTGTGAGCACCCGCGCTTCTTTGAATGTTCAGTTGGCGTTTGTCCGTATGGTGGTGATTGGAATGCAATGTATTGGCATTTGCGCGAGAAGGCGCTACGCAAGTGCATAGCACTCGATTATAAGATGTTCGATGGAACGACGACCAGTCAATTTATTGGAGCGGTGTTTAGTATTTTAAGAAGCATCGCAGCCATTTTTGGTTGGAGTGCCGCAGATTTGACGATAATCGAGGGAATTGCTGCCGATATAATGTGGCCTGTGGTTTGTTACAATGGTGATTTGTTGATGTTGTACAATGGTACTGTGTCTGGACATAATTTGACTAGTATCTTGAATAGCATGGTTAATAGTTTGAACTTGAGAGTAGTTTTTTACACGCTACATCCTGGAGGAGTGGTTCGCACGTGGACTTTTGCGACGCGAACATACACATTTCGTGAACTGATAGTCGCATATTTTTATGGTGATGATATGATTGTGACTTCAGCGATAGATAGTTTTAATAATCTGTCGATTGAACGAATCCTCAGTGGATATGGTAGAGTATTGACCAGCTATGATAAAAAGAGCACGTTGAAGAAGTATGATAATATTGATGAAGTTGAATATCTTAAACGTAGCTTTAAATACGACCGCACATTGAAACGAATCGTTGGTCCGCTGAACGAAGATTCCATTTGCAAGAGGCTTGCTAGTGTTCACAAACCAACAACCCCCAATACCATGTATACGCTCATGCACGACAATGTGGATTCCGCTTGCACGGAGTGGTTTTATTATGGTGATCGAGTTTACAATGAGAGACGGAGGGTCTTAATTGACATTGTGAATTCAACAAAAGACGATGTGCTAATTGCAGCATGTCGCAGCGCCCTACGCATGTCATACAAAGATAGACTGCGTGTGTGGGAGTCGCTATATCTGTAAAAGGAGAAGTAGTGGTACCGTAGTTGCAGGTGCCATGACAGTCGATTCGATAAGGAACTTATTAAGACAACGATAAACGCTCGTGTTACATTGGTCTATGTCACGAGTTGTACATAATTAGACTGCTACATTTTTACATATTTTACATATTTTACATAATTACATATTTTATTACATATTTTACATTCAATTTTTGTTTTTGAAGCACGTTAGGCCCATGGCCCAGGAGAACGTTTCTATGGAAGAGAATCAAGGTGAACAGACGATGGAACACTGTGATGCCGAACTCGATGCGTTTGGAGACCTACCCGGTGCGCGTGATGCGCAATTGGGAGGGTTCTTTGGTCGTCCGGTATTGATTTATGAGACCGATTGGGCTAACAATGCTAATATTTTCGACGCTATAGACCCTTGGTATTTGTTCTTTTCTAATCCCAGGGTCGCTAATCGTTTGACAAATTTCAAGCTTATTAGGTGTAACTTGAAGGTGAAAGTCGTCATCAATGGTAATTCATTTTACCAAGGAAGATTGATGGTTAACTATAATCCCTTCGAGCAAGCAGACCAGTACTTGAGAAATGGCAGCGATATGATTGATAACGTTCGATTGTACCAACGACAACACATACTGTGTGATCCAGCACAGTCTACGGGCGGTGAGATGCTTTTACCGTTCGTGTGGCACAAGGATTACATTGATGTGGTCAATTCTAGCATTGAGTTTCAGCAAATAGGGTCATTGTTCATAAGGACCCTATGCCCGCTCATATTGTCTAGTGATGCCACTAATCCCGCGCCTGTTAGCGTTTCCATATATGCTTGGGCCGAGAACATGACATTAGGTGGGCTGACGGATACGGACATTTTATCTATGAGCCCACAATCTGGACCGGATGAGTATGGTGGAACGTTGAGTAGAACCTTGGCGACTGTTGCTAAGTTGGCTAGTCCGTTAACAGCCATGCCTTTTATTGGCACTTATGCTAGGGCCACCGAGATTGCAGCTGGTTCTGCTTCGGCTATTGCCAAGCTGTTTGGATTCTCCAAGCCTAACAATGTTGAGGATCCTAACCGAATGCAGCCTAGGCCCATTTCGTCATTGGCCACTGTAACGGGCAACGATTGTGCTTTGAAGCTCACGCTGGACCCCAAACAAGAGGTGTCCGTCGATCCCAGGTTATGGGACTGTCATGGCATGGACTGTTTGTCCATCAATGCCATTGCTGGTATTGATTCTTTATATACCAAGTTCTATTGGGCTGGATTGAACGATTCTGGCACTCGCTTGTTTACTACGCTGGTTGATCCTTGTGTTTGTTATCAAGACACTTTAGGTCATTTTGCTGTGCCCGCTTGTTGTGGTGTTGCAATGCCTTTTGAATTTTGGTCGGGTTCACTTGAATACACCTTTGAAATAGTCGCATCCGCGTACCATCGCGGTCGCATAGCTATTGTGTATGATCCGACTGAGACTCCGACGGGCTATTCTGCTAACACTACTTATCAGTTTGTTATCGACATTTCTGAAAACAGGAAGTTCAGTATTAAAGTTGGCGGATCACAGCCTGAGGCATTGAGGTCCCACTATGTTCCCGGCAATGACGCTGATGCGACGTTGACTAATCCGTCTTGGCCCGCCACTAATGTTGGCGGATGGGCGATCACGCAGGCGATCACTAGGAATTCCATTCTTCAATCTGGAGAGATTGGTAATGGCACCCTGACCGCATTTGTGATCAATAGGTTGACTAACCCGGGCTCAATCGACACGGGTGTGGAAGTACTCGTGTCCGTGCGGGCTTGTGACGATTTCAGAGTTTATGTGCCCAATGATCGCTTGAACAAGATTATCCCAATTAACCGACACGTTGATTTGGAGGCTGTTCGACCCATGTCTGGACTTGAGCCTATACCTTCAGGTTCTCTAGACACTTGGGACAAATACGATGTCAGTGTCAAAGGTTCGATGGCAGAAGCACCCAATATATACATTGGAGAGCAAATACATTCGTTTCGTAGTTTAATGAAGCGTTATGTTCATTACATAACGTTGAATAACGCGGGCGATGGTGTTGTTGTGCCACGTGGTTCGCTAATTCGTTTTGTTCATGGCATGTACCCTTTGCCGTTTATGGACTCTGCAACGTATTCTAGCGCATTTAACGTGCACTACTCAACCTCTTCTTTGGGTGCTGAGAACATCAATTACGTCGGGAATAACATATTGAACTACTTGAGGCCTGCTTTTGTTGTGCTTCGTGGTTCATCTCGATGGAAACTTGTTCCCAATCTACCTACGCTCACCGCTTCAGGCGAGCTAAATTGTGATTTACGAGTCACACGTGTTAGGGGCAGCACTTACCAAGCCCCAACGCCAGTTTCTTTGGACGTCGGCGACGATGCGCTACCGCGCTCCGGCGTCATAGTAAACAGCAATACGCTCAATGGTGCGGCACTTACCGTATCTAGGGTCAATTCAGCTTTGGAATTCGAAGTTCCGTTTTACACAAACTACCGATTTATACCGAGTTTTGGTTATAGTGAAACAAAATCTTCGACCTTAACTGAGGGTTTCGAACTATTAGGAGACCCATCTGCCCTTGGATCCAGGTTCAATTTGTACTACGCCGGTGGGGAAGACCTTGCATTAGGATATTTTGCAGGATTTCCCATCATGTACGCTTTTGATACGCCGCCCCCCGCTTAGG